ATGCCTTAGAACGCGTAATTGATTTTTTGGAGTAATATGATGAGCAACGAAGAAATGAATAGCTGGATGCGTGACCTCCGTGAAGGAGATGATGATGATGATGATGATGTCGATTCTACAATTACCAATGGTAGCTTTATTCGAATTGGTGAGCAAAGCGATTTATGGTTAGTTCGTGAAATTAAATACAGAAAAAACTCTTCAGCCGTAGATCTTCAGATAGTAGAAGTAGATAGTGATATAACAAAAAGAATAACCGTAGACCATAAAAAAATAAGAAAGGTATTTTCATAATGCTATATAATGGATATCATTATCCAAAGGGAGAAGAGCATGTTGCTAAGGCCATTGAATATGAGTGGCAACAAAAGCAACAATTCATTTATAATTTAACTAAGGGCAAAGGCACGGTGGTGCAAGCTGGTGCCAATTGCGGATATTTTCCAATTAAATTAGCAGAGCAATATGAAAACGTAATTACCTTTGAGCCAATTCCAGAAATTCATAAGCTAGCTAAAAAAAATATCAAAAAGCATAAAGCTGATAATGTCACACTATATCAAATGGGTCTTGGCACAGAAGCTACCTTTGCTTCGGTATCATTTACCGAAGAAAACAATTCGGGCGCGACTGGACTTGCTAATGATGAAGATGGTAAGATTGAATTGATGTCAATCGATAATTTATATCTAGATGATTGCTCACTTATTTGGTTAGATATTGAAGGTTTTGAGGCTGAAGCTTTAGCTGGTGCTATAAATACTATTGATCGCTGTAGGCCAATTATTGTTCTAGAAAATAAAGGACTTATTCCAGGATTTAGCGATTTACAGTTTAGGCCCCTCGGCGATAGTAACTTTCGACGTTGGGTAGAAAATAAATTTCACTATACACGCACTAAACGTATTATGCGTGATGATATTTTTGTACCGGAGTAAAAAATGAAATTATCTACAAACTTTTGGCTAGATGAGTTTGAAAAATCTCAAACTGCTACGCGTCATGGAATCGATAACAGCGTGCCATCTGGCCTAATCAATGACATAAAAGATCTTTGTATTAATGTCCTACAGCCAGTACGTGAAAAGTTTGGTCCAGTTGCTATCTCATCAGGTTATAGGAGCCCAGAGCTTAATGCTAAGTTAGGTGGATCTACGCGTTCACAGCACTGCTCGGCTCAAGCAGCAGACTTTGAAGTTCCAGGCGTCGATAATCGTGAAGTGGCGATATGGATTAAAGATAATTTAAAGTTTGATCAACTTATTCTAGAAGGATATAAACCATACGTAACTAATTCAGGATGGATTCATATATCGTATCGTCCCTTTGGCTTACGTAATGATGTTCTAACAGCCACTTTTTCAAACGGCAAAGCTACATATACAAAAGGAATTTCACAATGATTGCAGCAGTCTTTGATCTTATAACAAATTATATTGGATTTACTTTTATTGTAGTTGGTTTCCTGCTTTACCTTCGAACATCAACGAGCATCATTACTCAAATTGGATCTAGCGTTAGAAAGTTTGCTGACATCGATGGAGTTGATTGGTTTGAGTTAGGCATTTCTGCAATTATTATTTTAGCTGGTTATTTAATTACAAAAATAATATAATTAGCTATGTACTTTTGTATCGTTTTAGTATAGAATATATCTATAGAATGGAGATTATTGATGGCAGTACGTAAACCTAAAAAGGTAAAATCAACTCTTTCACGTAAATACGATACTAAGTACATTGGCACTGAGCCAGACTTTTCAAATGTAGACTTTCTAAGTCTGAGCGAGCATGATCAGAATATCCAATTGGCACATGCAACCAATTGGTATAACTATATGTATGATAAGAAAAAAGACTTTATACCAATCCTACAAGCGTATGCTAAAACTCTTGGTTGGGCTAAAGAAAAAATGTCATACATATCCGCGGTTTCACTTGAGTTTTACGCGTCATATCCGGTTTATATGATTCGTCTAAGTCAACGTGGTTTACCGCTAAACGAACGTCAACAAAGTTTAGTTGACGCATATATGAGTACAATTCTTGTTGATGGTAAGGCCGCAATTGCTAAACGCAAAAGTGAGGCTTTAAAGCCTACCGCAACTAAAATTAGAAAGTATGATGATCAAGACAATATACTCTATGATTTAGAATATATGTTTGAAGATCATATCATAGAAAATAAAGCAATCAATGAAGACTTTAATTTGTATGAACGTATACGGGCAAATAAGACTTCTCGCAAAATCCTTAACCACTATGTCGTGCCATGGGTTGAAAGCCGTATCGCTGAAGCTAAAACACCGGAAGCTAAAGAAGTATATGGCGTTAGGCTTCAAAAGAAAATAATAAAGGCTTATGAATCGTTATTTAGTGATGTAGAACGAGCAATGGCCCAACCAACTCGAGTTGCACCTATTCGACTTAAAAGGAAAACACCGGCAATTAGGCAAATACGAGATCTCAAATACAAAAAAGAATCGTCTGAGCATAAATTGATTTCAGTGAATCCAGAAAAGATCGTCAGTGCATCTAATCTTATTGTCTTTAATACTAAATATCGTAAACTTATTTGGTTCACAGCAACAGCCAGTGGCTTTGAAATTTCTGGTTCAACGCTAAAAAATATACAATCAACATCAGCTAAAACGTTGCGTAAACCAGATGAACAACTTAAACCATTTCTTGCCACTGATGCCTCGAGTAAGTTAGTAAAGGCTTATGTTGCAATTAAATCAAAGGAGTCTGACGCGTCACCGCGTTTAAACGACAACTGTATAATTTTGAAAGTATTTTAATATGTATGATTTAGTAGTTTATAGTCTTATTGTAGCAGCCGCATGGCTTTTGACAAAAGCTTTATCTGGTTTAGTGCACTACTTAGATATAGTGGAATATTCTAAAACCAATGAATGTAGCCTAGAAGAATCAATCGCAAACGTTTCCGTATCAAATACGACTCTTGCATTTGATAGTTTTGTTTTCTTCGTATCAGTTTATATGGGCCTCGTTTTACTATGGAAATAAAATGACCGACGAAGAATTAGCAGACGCATACGCAATTTACTATGAAAATGTTGAAAGGTGTCAGGCAAAATGTAGCCATGACATAAAGGATAATTATTGCTTCCTTTGTAATAAATTTTTTGAAGAGAATAATAATGAGTGAAATTGAACAACAAGAAAAGCTTCTTACACGTAAGCAATTTTCAGAGTTGGTTATAAAATATAAAAATGAAAAGCAGCTTGGCGTCATTGAGTCAGTAGTTAATGTTTGTGAAGAACGTAATATTGACACGGCTGATGTTAAGACTCTTATTGACTCTACTCTAAAGGGCATGATTGAAGAAGAGGCTCTTACTATGAATATGATAAAAGGATCTAAAGCTAATCTATCTTCATTTCTTTAGTGTACATTCTTTCTTTTTTGGTATATAATAAATTATGACAGTTGCTTTAAGACCATTTGATGCCTATAAATTATATGTGGCTATTACTACTCACTTCAAATCTGACAGCTATGATATTCGCAAATATCAAGGTCGCGTCAGCGCGAGTGAAACATCCTTTCTTCGAAGGAATGATGCTTCATTCTTTTATACAGCGTGTAAGCTTTATCCTACAAAGGAGAAGTGGTCAAAGGCAATTGTCGCTAATGTACTCGAAGATAACGAATATGTAGTTGATATTATTAAGAATGAAAACGTTGTCCAAGATTACATTAAACGTCGAGAAAACATGGCTCGACACTATCAAGAAGATTTAAGAAAGCTACTTGACCTTACAAGAAAGCTTGATCATCTCTTTGTTGAAAACTATGACACGACTGATCCATTGATTATTTCAATGATTCATCAGCGTGAAATTAGTTATGAGTCTGCGGTACTTATGAATGAAGTATTCCGTTGGCTCAATATGGCACGTAGCAATGACACATTGCTATGGCCTCTTACCCGTAGAAAAATACAAAAATATGGAGCATTTTTCAACGTGAACTATAATAAATACAAAGACCTTACAACCAAGGTCATTAAAAATCATATATAAAAGTCGTAAGTCGAAAAGGAAAATTATATGTCTTTTGCCTCTATGAAGAGCTCGCGCGTTAATGAGCTCGAAAAGCTGAAAAGCCAAATGGAAAAGAATAACAATCAGGGTTCAAACGATAGTGATCTCTATTGGAAACCTGAGCGAGATAAAGCCGGTAATGGCCAATCAATTATTCGTTTCCTCCCCGCCGCTGAAGGCGAAACTACTCCATGGATTACATATTATGATCACTGGTTTCAAGGACCAACTGGTCAATATTATGTCGAAAAATCATTGACTACTATTGGTCAAGATGATCCAGTTTCTGAGTATAACTCTAAGCTATGGAACTCTGGAATTGACGCTGATAAAGAAGTGGCGCGTAAACAAAAGCGTCGCCTTCACTATGTAGCAAATATTCTAGTTATTAAAGACTTTGCCAATCCTGAGAATGATGGTAAAGTATTCCTCTATCGTTTTGGTGCTAAGATCTTTGATAAGATTAAGGATGCTATGAATCCTGTCTTTGATGGTGATACGCCAGTTAACCCATTTGATTTTTGGGATGGCGCTGATTTTCATATCAAAATTACTAATGTTGATGGTTGGGTTAACTATGATAAATCTATTTTCCGTGAGCAGAAAGCTTTGTCGGAAAATGATGATCAGCTAGAACAGATCTATAATAAGCTAACTCCATTGTCCTCACTCATTGCACCAGATAAGTTTAAGTCTTATACAGAATTGAAAACTAAAATGAATCGTGTGCTATGTATTGAGGCTGAAG